CGTGGAATAATGAAAATTTAATTAAAAGTTATGAAAACTATATTGATAAGGCATTCAACCTTTGATTAAGTTAGATATCGTTTTACAAGGATTATGTGGAAGCAATACCAAAGAAATTATTGAAACATATCTGTCACTAGAATTTGTAGATAAGATTATCTTAAGTAGTTACGCAAGCAGCCTTAATTTTAATTTACCCGATAGAGTGGTTTGGGTAGATAATAAAATGATTGATCCAGTAGGCTGTGGCAATCGTAATTTACAAATTAACACTAGTAAAAATGGTTTAGCAAAGGTTACCAGCAAGTACTGTGTAAAGATGCGCAGTGATCAGTTGATTCGAAGCGATAGTATGCGCCTTATGTATAATTTTTGGATTACTAACGATGACCCAGAAAACCGAAAACCGCTACCAAATAATCCTCTAGGCAGAATTTATGTATGTGGTTTGTATCGTAACTATCCATATCATCCACGTGATCACGTATTTTGGGGATTTTCAGAAGATGTTAAAAACCTTTGTGATGTGCCTTTTGATTTGAATCCAGATCAAAGTGCAGATTATAACACTAAAACTAGAGCAGAAACTTATCTTGCGCAGTATTATTATACCAAGTATGATAGTAGTATTCAAGAACATGTTAATAATGCTCAGCAGTTTTTAACAGATGCAGCTCCGTATAAGTCGCTGGCAATGGCAAAAGATTGGGAAAATCGTGATAGGTTATTCAAGGTTTTTCCTAAAATTAGTTTAAGCTGGCCTAAACATGGTCTTGATGAATATCATTACGATGTAGGTGCTATGCACAGTGAGTATTGGGCAGATTGATGATAAAACTTTTAATTTTAGACGTAGATGGTGTAATGACAGATGGAACCAAACATTATGATCGTGATGGCATAGTTATCGCTAAGCAATTTTGCGATAAAGATTGGACAGCTATTAAACGTTTTCGTGCTATTGGGGTAAATGTTTGTTTTCTTACAGGCGATGGATATAATAAAACTATTTTAGAAAATCGCAATCTTGATGTAATTGTTAATCGTGGCAGCGGTGAACATAATGATAAGAAACATTATTTGAACGATATCTTAGAAAAATATAAAGTCACCGCTGAAGAAACTGCTTATGTTGGTGACGATCTTTTTGATATTGGTATAATGAAACTGGTTAAACATGCATGGTGTCCACTTGATAGTCCAATTTCTGTTCATCAAGTTGCTAAAGCTATTCCACGCAATGGCGGTAAAAATTGTATTGCTTGGTTGTATGATCATTTGGAAACAAAAGTTTTAATACCATATGTAAAGTATGAAGATGTTATTCAAAAAATATATGATTTAGATATCGCAGAAAAATTTTAATGTATGATGTTGTAATATACGGTCATTTAAGTGTTGACAAGATTTATACAGGATTTAATCTTGTTGAATCACTTGGTTGTATTGCTAATACATGGAAGGCATTGAGTAACTTAAGTGCAGACATTACTATAGATGTTGAACCTACAGAAATTGGCGAAGCAATTGTATATGTCGATCCACTTGCTAGTAAACGATATAGTAAAGCTACTCTAAGCAAACGAGTTCACCATGCGCCAACTATTAAACCTTGTAAGATAAGTGCAGTTCAATATGTCAACGCACTTGTAAACACAGATTTTATTAAAGAACTAGATGGTATTGTTATGTGCGATGTATGTACAGGCGTACCGCTAGATCATGCTTTGCTAGAACATATCGATATATTATTTGTTGCTGACAGTGAAATAGGCAATGTTGTTGATTTAAGTAAAATTTTAGATAATACTATAGTAGTAGTTCATAGTCCACAACGCAGCTTTGATAACAAAAATAATAATTTTATATTGCCTGTTGAGAATATATTAAGTAAAGTAAATGTATTGGGTGCGGGCGATATCTATATGGCATGTTATATGTATGGATATCTTCAAGGCAAATCTGGCGCAGAGTGTCTTGAATTTGCGCATACTACTACAACAAAAATTTTAGGAGAAAATAAGTGAAACCAACAGTATTAGTTCCAATGGCTGGTTTGGGCAGCAGATTCGTTAAAGAAGGTTATAAGGTTCCAAAACAGCTTATTACTGTTGGTAACAAACATCTTATTGATTTAAGTTTAGATTGTTTAGATTATGCAGGTTGTAATTTGGTATTCATTGTGCGTGATGAACAGGTCTATAATCATCATATTGATGAAATTTTAATTCAGAAATTTGGTAGCGATATCAAGGTTATTGTGCTTGACCATCTTACCGAAGGCAGTGTATGCAGTTGTTTATACGCAGAGGAATATATAAACAATGATTCACCACTGGTAATTCATACACTAGACGTTGAATTTGATCCACCTTTTAATGTAAGCAGCATGTTAGATTTAGAAAGTGATGGATTAATTTTAACTTTTAAAAGCAATAGCGCAAATTACAGTTATGTAGCAACAGATGAAAACGGTATCGCTGTTAAGACAGCAGAAAAGAAACCAATTAGTAGTGAAGCATGTGTTGGTGTATACGGTTACAAGCGTGGCAGTGATTTTGTAAAGTATGCTAAGCAGATGATTGCTGCTAATATACGAACAAATAATGAATTTTATATCTCTCCACTTTACAATCTTTTCATCGAAGCTGGTCTAAAGATTACTACGCTTCCTGTTGAAAAGATGCATGTATTTGGAACACCAGATGAATATAACTTTTACAAGAATAATGTTAATAAGCAAATAGGTGACAAACCTGTTGCGTTATGTAGCGATCATAGCGGATTTGAAGTTAAAGAATTGTTTAAACAAGTTCTAACAATGCGTGGTATTAATTTTATTGATTTTGGCACAAGTGTCAACAAAGACTGCGATTATAGTGATTTTATTTCACAAGCTGCTCGTTCTATGAATGAAAATGAATGTGACTATGCTTTTGGTTTTTGTCGAAGTGGTCAAGGTGTAAACATGAGTGCTAATAAACACAAAGGCATTCGCAGTGCATTAATTTATAACGAATATGCTATGGAAATGGCTATTAGACATAATTGTGCTAACTTTTTTTCAATACCAGCAAAGTATGCTGATATAGATCAGTTAACACGATATCTTAAAATAGCAATTAATAACAGTTTTGACGGCGGTCGTCATCAAATACGTATACAAAATTTGGAAAAGTAAGATGCAGAAATATAATATTAAAGATTTTAAATATGGTTGGATGGTAGGTGATTTTGAACCAAGTTTATTTAGAAATCCATTCTTTGAATTAGCACATCACTTTCATGAAGCAGGCTGTAGTACATACCCACATTATCACAAAGTTACAACAGAAATGAATTATATTGTGCGTGGTGCTATGATGGTCAGTGGTGTAAGATTAGAAACAGGTGATATCTGGATTTATGAACCGCATGACTTAAGCGATGTAGAATTTCTTGAAGATACTGACCTTGTTATCCTACGTTGGCCTTCAATTCCTAGTGACAAATATATGGTGGAACCATGAAAAAACCAATTGCTATAGCACATCGTGGAAATACTAAAGGTGCATTTCCAGAGATGGAAAACAAACCTGAATATATTGATGCTGTTTTACTTCGTGGATTTCATGCTGAGATTGATTTGCGTGTAATTGATGGTAAACTTTTTCTAGGACATGATACACCTGATTATGAGATTTCATTAGATTGGTTGATGTTTAGAAAATTTCAACTATGGATTCATTGTAAGAATTTTGAAGCACTTCAGCTACTTGGTAATACTGATTTAAATTATTTTTGGCATGAAAATGATGCCTATACTATTACTAGTTTAGGTTTTGGTTGGGTATATCCAGGCAATCCTGTATATGAAAATAGTGTAATGGTTATGGTTGATAAAATTCCAGAAGTGTTAAATTGCTATGCTATTTGTTTAGATGATTTTAGTAGCCGAACAGACCTAATTCCAGTCCCAAAAACGGCAACTTATACTTTGCAAGTTTAAGATGACTACCAGTATAGCTTCTATTACTGGTAGTTAAAACTTCAACTTTTTTATAATCTAAATTTTTAATATCGCAAAATAACTTAGCTTGTTGACTCAATGTATACTTGTTTTCATAAACACAATTTAACGCCCTATGTCTGATCTGACTGTTCAATACCAAGTCAATAACTTGCGGCACATCCTCTAAATTAAAAAAGTCATGTCTACGATCTTCACTAATGATTACTTTGTCATCATTTAACAACCGTTGAAAGAATCTGTTAGGTGGTTCACTATAGTGTGCCAATCCAAATAGTCGTATATTATAGCAATTATCTCGTTCAAGTAAATCTATGGCTTGAGAATGTTTAAGTGCAGAATATGGTAATTTAGGTTGCACATAAAGTATATAATCTTCGTCTGCAAAGTCTATATTGCGTTCGCTATCATATTCATAACCACTGCCTAGATGAATAAACTTTTTGTATGTGCGTTGGTTAAGTAAATTATTAAACATATCTAAATTTTTTCTTAAGAAAGTATCATCTGGATTATGGATCATTTCACGACCATAAAGTGCGCAGTTGATTACAGCATCGACAGGATTGGCTGTCATATAATTAGTAGTAACAGACAAATCCGTTAAATCAAGTTCACTGCTGCTTGGTGCTAAAACCTGATGACCATACACTGTATAATACTTTACAAGATATCTTCCAATATAACCGCTGCCACCTGTGATTAATAATTTCATATGATCATAATATCCTAATATATAATGTATAGCAATATTTAATGGAAAATAAATGTCACCAGAAGAAAGTCATGCACATAGTTTACAAACACTAGAATATCTTGCGCTACTAGATGAGTATCTAAATGGTATTAAAAATATTGCGGTAATGGGTGCAGGTAAAGGATTAGATGCAGTTTGGTGGGCTACTTTGTGTGATAGCAGTGGTAAACCACATAATTTTAACGTTACAGCTGTAGAACTTGCACCAAGTTTAGAAATTAAAACTGCTGGTAAAATGCAGTGGCGGTTTGAAGATATGAGCACTATTGAACTACCTCTACAAGACCTTATATGGTGCCATAATGCGCTACATCATAGTATGAATCCTGTTAGTACATTATTTCATTGGAACAAATTGCTGCGTCAAGATGGTTTGTTGATTGTAGAGATACCTTACTCTCTTTCCGTGCATAGTCATATCAAACATAATATCGTAAATGTAGCTATGGTAAGCGGAATGTATCATGTTTATACTATGAGCAATCTTATTGTACAATTAGCAAGTGCAGGTTTTGATTGCCGTAATGCACATTTCCAATTTGACAAAGAAAGCGGATGGTTACGTGCAGCAGTTTATAAATGTGATGATAAACCACGCCTTTACAGTAGTCTTTATGAATTAAAAGAAACAAATAGACTTCCACATTGTCTTGATAGCGCCTTAAATGGTATTGATAAATTTAACGAAAATGATTTAGTTTTAGAATGGATCGATAGATCACAATCTATACTTGCTTTGTAATTTTTGCATATCTATTATGCTTAAAATATCCTTGATTTTATGCTGCAATGCACCATTTATTGCATAAGTAGTGGTATGAAATAGGAGAAAAACAATGAAGACTTTAGTAAAAATTTGGAAGTATTTGTTTCCATCCGCACAAGAATTAATGCAACGTAGGTTTGAAGAATTTATGTCTGATTGTCATGATATCCGTGATGTTGAATATCGTTTACAGCAGTGGAATCGTGAATATGGAATGGAAAAACGAAAGTTTGGTGGTTTACAAATTCGTTGATTACAACCTTTTTTAAGATTTTTTATTGACATTATATATATTACCATATATATTAGTATCTGTTGGGGAACTAGTCTAATGGGAAAACGTCGCCTTTGCACGGCGAATATCGGGGTTCAATTCCCCGGTTCTCCACACTAAAAACAAGGTAATAATATGACCATGATCAAAATTTTTTGGCACGTAAATGAACTAGCAGGTTGGAACCATGTAATGGATCAACAGTGGGATTTAATTGAAAAATCTGGACTATGGAACGCAGCCAGTGAAATTAATATCTGTATGAATGGTCAGCCTTGGACATTTACTGGTTGGTTATCAGGAAAGAATATCAATGATTCAACTAGTAAAATTAAAATGGTTAATGTTTATAAGGATGCATCACTGCATGAATGGACTACTTTAACTTATTTGCATCAGCAATCTAAAGAAGCAAGTGAACCTTTCTACGTTTGTTATATTCATCTTAAAGGTTTATTGCGTTGGGGTGATGAAAATGTTGGTGATTGGCGTAATTTTATGAATTATTTTACAATTGAGCAATGGAAGCACAATGTTGAAGCATTAGATCAAGGTGCACAAGCAGTTGGCACAAACTATGGTACAGAACCTTGGCCTCATTTTGCTGGTAATTTTTGGTGGGCAAAAAGCAATTATATTGCTGCGCTAGACCCACTACATCATCCAGAAGACAAACTAAATCGTGGTTATACACAGTTTAAAACTCATCCAACTATTCCTCATTGGCGGTTTGATCATGAAGCATGGTTGCATAGTAAAAATCCAGACTACGTAGAACTTGCTCGTAGTCTGGAACCTGGCGACCGTCATTATCGTGAACGTTATCCACGTGAAAATTATGTAAAATAAAAATTAATTTTCAATAGAATAGGATGTAGTCCAAGTTATATTATTATCTGCAAAATGTTGTAAATAATTTTTTTTATTGGCAGCGTTTGAATTTAAATTCACATCTTGTTTTTCTTGTTCAATCATGTTATCAATTGAAGTATAGTTGTATTCTTTTGTATGTGTAAGTTCATCTTCGCTTATAGTTGAGTTTATAGAATGAATTAGACCGCTATTAAGGCAAGAATTTTCAAATTCGGTTTCTTCAAGTATTATTTCATTATTTTCATCAGTAGTCCATGTCCACGGTATACTTGTATTTGGACGAGTTTTAGTTCTAATTTTCTTAACTAACATGGTTATTGTTCCTTTTTTTGTAAAAAAAATACTTGACACTCATAGTATTTATGGTATTATGAATTATAGGCTCAATTATAGGGAAATTTACCATGGCTTGTATGAATGATGAAGCAATTATGGCTCGTATAGCTGAGCGTTTTGAAATTCTTGAAGATATGACCACTGCCGTAAAGGAAGGTGATGTTCGTGCTATGATTGTAGTAGGACCGCCTGGTGTTGGTAAATCGTATGGTGTTCATAAAAAATTGGATGAACATTCTCTTTATGACGAAGTTGCTGGCAAAGTCAAGTATCAAGTTGTTAAGGGTGCCATGACTGCACTTGGTCTTTACGCCAAGCTGTATGAGTTTAGTGATGCTGGTAGTGTTTTGGTTTTTGACGATTGTGATAGCGTGTTAATGGATGAACTATCACTTAATATTCTTAAAGCCGCACTTGATAGCGGCAAGAAACGCACCATTCACTGGAACGCTGATAGCAACTTACTTCATAAGCAAGGCATCCCAAATAAGTTTGATTTCAAAGGCGGCGTTATCTTTATCACCAATTTGAAGTTTGAAAATATTCGTAGTAAGAAACTGCAAGATCATCTTGGTGCACTGCAATCTCGTTGTCACTATATTGATTTGACAATGGATACTGAACACGATAAATATCTTCGTATTCGGCAAATTGCAGAAAGTGGCGAATTGTTTAATGGCTATAATATGACCAAAAAACAAGAAACTGAAATTCTGCATTTTATGAAGGACAATTCAAAACGGTTTCGTGAAATGTCATTGCGAACTGCTCTTAAGTTGGCTGACCTTCGTAAGTCACAGCCGCATCGTTGGCAACGTGTTGCAGAAGTAACTATTATGAGGAATGGCACATGAAGACATATGATATCAGCGGTTATGTTACTAGACCACATGTGCCTGTAACAAGTTTTAGTTTAACTGTTAATGCCAATGACCAAACCAGTGCCAAAAGATTAGTAACAATGCAGTATGGTGCTGCTCCAGATTCAAAAGTTACTATTCAAAAATTACTAGAAAAGAAAACAAAATAATTGACTTAAACAGGGCTAATGCCCTGTTTTTTTATTGCATTAAAGCAAATAACGTTGTATCTTAAACATAATGCTATGTAAAATTGTAATTCGTGATGAAGTAAATTGTAAACTTGAAGGACTTGATGTAGACACACGTCGCAGACTTGTGGCAAAATTCAAGTATGAAGTTCCCTATGCTCGTCATTTACCAAGTGTGCGATTGGGGCGGTGGGATGGCAAAGTGCCATATTTTCAATTAAGTGGTAGCACTTATATTAACTTACTTCCAGAAGTTATTGAATATTTAACTGAACGCAATTGGGAATTTGAAATAGAAGATAATCGACACTCTCGTCAATCATTTCAGTTTACACAAGTAGATAGCAAAACATTTGCTAACAAAACATGGCCAGTGAACCACCCTAACGCAAACCAACCAATTATCTTACGTGATTATCAAATTGATATTATCAATAAATTTTTGTGCGATACTCAATGTGTACAAGAAATTGCAACTGGTGCTGGCAAAACTATTATGACAGCAGTGCTTAGTTACTTGGTTGAACCATATGGTCGCACTATTGTTATAGTTCCAAGTAAGAGTTTGGTTATTCAAACAGAAGCTGATTATCGCAATCTTGGGCTAGATGTTGGTGTTTATTTTGGTGAACGCAAAGAATTAGGTCGTACTCATACTATCTGCACATGGCAAAGTCTAAACAGTCTTTATAAAAGTAGTAAAGGCGTTGGTAATGAGTGGACTACAATGCTCAACGTTGCAGCAGTTATTGTAGATGAAGTTCACCAAGCAAAAGCAGAAGTTCTTAAAACACTACTTACAACTGAGTTTGCTGGCGTTCCTATTCGTTGGGGATTAACAGGAACTATTCCAAAAGAAAAATTTGAACAGGTTGCGCTGCTAGTATCTATTGGAAAAGTAATTAGTCAGTTAAGTGCTAGTGAATTACAAGAACGTGGTGTATTATCTAATTGCCATGTTAATATTGTTCAAACAGTTGAACACAGTGATTTTAGAAACTATCAAGAAGAATTAAAATACCTAACAACTAATAAAGATCGTCTTGACCATATGGCAAGCCTTCTTAGTGAAGTTATTAAAACAGGAAACACACTTGTGCTAGTAGACCGTCGTGAATGCGGCGATGAATTGGTAGCACGACTGCCCAACAGTGTGTTTGTTCAAGGAGACATGAAGAATGCAAAACGCAAAGAACACTATGATGAAATTGCTAACGTCAGTGACAAAATCATTGTTGCAACTTATGGAGTGGCTGCAGTTGGCATTAATGTTCCTCGTATTTTTAACCTTGTTCTTATTGAACCTGGCAAGTCATTCGTTCGTGTCATTCAATCTATCGGTCGTGGCATTCGTAAGGCAGAAGACAAGGACTTTGTTCAAATCTGGGACTTAACTGCAGATTGTAAGTTTGCCAAACGCCATCTAACTAAACGCAAACAGTTTTATAAAGAAGCCAACTATCCATTTACCCAAGAAAAGAGTATCTATAAATGAGTTATAGTCACATAGTATTCTGTGGTGATAGTTATATGCGTTGCTATATTGATTCTAAAGGACATTTAGAATTGTGTAAGCATCTTGGAGCAGAACCTGTTATGCTATATCGCAGTGGCAGTGCGCATGAATATGTTATTAATCACATCTATAACAAAGTTAGAGAACTGCCTAAGTGTTTAATAATATGGGGATTATCATTTCCAAGTCGTTTAGATGTTCCTTTTAATCATCCAAAATCAAATAAAAGTATGTGGGCAACACTTAATTATGATCATTTAGTAGGCAATGATGAGGATAAAGATTATTTTCAAAAATTACAAAAAAATTCAGATAATGATAGATTAATTAATTTATTCAAAGATTATCTATATAATACGTTGAGCCATAGTGCACTTTTTATTGAAAAAACTCTTCATCAACTTGCTATAACTGCCGGTTGGTTAAAAAATAACGGACATGATTATTTGATTTGGAATCAAGCAGCCGGTGATTTTTCGCATTATAAAAATTTTAATTTTCCTGTGATGGCTGATATAGAAAGTGATAGCGGATTTTATAAAATATTTGATTTTTATATGAATCAATATACTCACAAATGTGGTGTTCCTATTCGTGATTCAGATTATTATAATGGTGAATGGAACATAGCAGCACATCCATTGGAGTGCCAACAATTATCAAATGTGATTAACACATTTATTTTAGATAACTTAAAAGGTAGAAATTTAATATGAGAATACTAACAGTAGATAACACCGTATTTGAAATGAATAACTTGCCAGATCAAGTTGATGACTTGCGATTCTGTGTGTTAGATAATAGTAACCCAAGCGAAGCAGATTATTATTTTTTACCATTAGTATTTTTAGAATCATTTAATGATCCTGCGTTAATGTTAAAGATAGGTGACCATAAAATAATGATGCCATATAATTGGCGTATTCTTATTGGTGAGGCTGAGATTGGTGATTTAGAAGCACTCCCATTGACCAAATTAAATGACCGTGGATTTCAGGCATTTACATTTAACCCATTAAGTTCATTCCGTGCAGCATTTATGAACATTGAAATTACAGATGTATACCAAGATGTGCGTTGGTACTTTCCTAAACTAAAGAATGGTCAACTACTTTGTATTCCAATCAGTGACGGACCAAAGCCAATTTGTGCATATTTTGTTAAAGAAATCAGCCGTGCAAGCGAGACTATTGACATCCAGAATATAGTATGATAGAATTAAATTATGAATAAACTTGATATTGGTTATGAAATGGCACAACTTGACTTGCGTAACCGACAATTCTATGATGAACTTACCGATGAAGAACGCAAGAAGTTCTCTACATATCTTATGTTGCGTTGGGGCAGTGCTGTAACTGGTGTTACCGAATTGCAGCAGTATTATTTACAAGCAATGAATGAACGTGTTAATAAACATTTTTTTGATCTTAGCAAGCATCCTAAACTACAATGGCTGCTGCTGACCACTGTTTCTCCTAACATGGGCAAGCATCGTCATGAGTGGATGGCATTTAGTAGTAAGACTGTTAAAAATAAACGTGTGCAGAAAATTTTAGAATTATATCCACATATTAAAGCCGATGAAGCAGAACTGCTGAGCAATACTATTAATGATGAACAATATAAAAAAATGTTAGTAGAACTTGGATATAGCGATAAAGAAATCAAAGATGTTTTAAAAAATTAACTATAAGTATATATTGCACATAAGATTATCAAGTTGGCAATATATGGAAAATCAAGAACAACAAAAAATTTCTAGTTTGCAAAACAATTTGTTGAGTAAAAAACAAACAAAAAATATTGCAGTTATTCCGCTTTCTTTTCATACTGAAGTTGAACAATTAATAACAGAAGATCATTTACCTAGCAGTGATACTTTAGAAATTTATGAAAATTTCCAAATTGAAACAGTAATTTATGATACAGAACCTCAAAATCTTGAACAGCAAGAAGTAGACCGTGATCTAGAATCGCAAATTGTTGAACAAGAAGTAGTTGAACCGCAAATTATTGAACAAGAAGAAGTTAAAAATGACACACCACCAGAAAAAATTATAAAAGATTTTCACTGTTTTGATCTTACTTTTCTTAATTCTTATGACAATGAAAATGAAATTTACAGTCAAGATTTGCACAAAGAACATAATAAATATCTAGATACTAATTTAATTCAAAAATTAATTTTACTTAATAAAAAAATACCACAGAATTTAGATAAAAAATTTGATTTTTTTGTAGTTACTAACAAAGATGATTATTATCAGTTGCAGATTCTTGCAAGAAGCATTGGTAAATTTTGTAAAAATTTACCTTTAGGAAAAATTATTGTAGTTGTAAATGATGTATCTGAAGGTTTTCATAAAGATTTAAATCTTAGAAATATAATGGAAACACAACGTAAATATTTTGGAAAATATTGCGGTAATGTTGAATTTCATTTTTTTGATGAAATATATGATGGAACACATAAAGATGGTTATATTGTGCAACAAATACTTAAGCTATATGCTTATATGTTTTGTTTCAGCGAAAATATATTAATCCTTGATACTAAAAATTTTTTTATTAGAGACGTAATTTTAGAAGAATTGCTATTTGACGACAAACTAAGATCAGTATACGGGCATATTGATGAATTTTGGTATCAGAATAAAATTTTTACAGATAAATTATTTGATTTAGAAAACGATCATTCAACACTAATGATAAGAACGCCATTTTTAGTTAAACGACAAACTCTTATAGAGTGTCATGATTATATACATGAAAAGTTAAAGTTATCATATGATGATATAATTGGATATGGTATAGAAAATAAAACAAATGAATTTATTTTGCTGCAATCATTTATTTTAAAAAAATATACAAAATTTGATAATTATTATTTTTTTACAAGCGAAAATAATAATCAAGGTTTAACAAATAGTGGTATATGGGTTATTGATATTAAAACTTGGGGAGAAAAAAACCACTATGATTTAAAAAATAATAAAAAAATTCCTAGAACAGTAGAAAGAGTTTTGACATGCAATTTTAGAGATGGTGATAATATTTTTTGTAGTTGTATACATCATCGTGCAATTAAAATTATGGATAATAATTTAGCAGAACAAGTTAAAATGCTTTGGATTAAATTAGGATTGTGTGACTATAAAGAAGCAAGCACAATAATCAATCATATTAAAAAAATTTTTGATTTATTTATTGTAACATATGAAGATGATTACCCATTAGTAAAAATTCTTGCAAAAAGTATTGATAAGTATTGTACAAATTTGTCTATAAATAATATTGTTATTTTTGAAAATTCTAATATACCTACACATAAAATTAAAGATATAATACCAAGTTTTGGTAATTTTTCTGAAAATGTAAAAATTTTTAACTGGAATGATTATTACTATGGTCATGTTACCGAAGATGGTTATTCTCGTCAACAAATTTTAAAATTAATGGCACACAGTTTTTGTGATTCAGAAAATATTATAATATTAGATAGCAAAAATTTTTTTATAACAAATGTCACTGATTATGATTTTATTGATGGTGAAAAATTAGTTAGTTTCTATAATTTAGATAATCATCCTGATCACACAAAGTTGCAAAAAGAATATGCATTTAATTTATTTAATATTGATATAGAAAATAAAAATTTACCTATTCTTACACCATTTATAGTTGCACAAAAAACTCTTGAAAAATTAGAAAACAAACTGTTAGAAGATTTTAATTTAAGACTAGATAGTTTTTTTGAAAATTTTCAAACTAGCAAATCAACTGAATTTTATTTGATGCAAGCATATATTATATCAGAGTATGGTAGTTTAGAAAATTATTATTGCTTCACACAAAATATACATAGTCTTTGGACAAGTATGATGTGTTTGTTTGAATCAGAACAATCTTTAGAAGGCGTAATACTTCAAACTAGAAAAAAATATTTAAAAATGCTTGGTATACATGGTAAAGCTATTAAACTTATGAAAAATAAAACTTATGAAAATATGGATATTCCTTTGACACAGCAAGTTGTAAATCTTTGGACTAAGTTTGGTATTTGTGATGAAGAATATGCAACAAAAGTAGTAAATGATATTGTAAATTTAGCAGAAATGTAATATAATACACTTATGAGTGAATTGCATAAAATAGCTATAGAAGCAGCAAACAAAATACGCAGTGGCAATTACATTTGCAAATACTGTAGTCAAGGGTTTGTGCGTGAAAGCACACTACAAGTTCATATGTGTGAGCCAAAACGTCGTGATAAACAACGTAGTGAAAAAGGTGTTGTTATAGGTTTTCAAACATGGTTGCGTTTTTGCGAACTTACACAAGGTTCAGCAAAATTAAAAACATATGAAGATTTTTGTAATAATAGTTTTTATAATGCATTTGTAAAGTTTGGACGATATTGTGTAGGAATTAGTGCTGTTAATGTTAATCAATTTATAGAATATGTTTTAAAAAAACAAATAAAAATTGACAACTGGTGCAAAGACAACATATATGAAGAATATCTTTTTAATTTGTTGCGCAGTGAAAACAGCAATGATGCATTAGAACGCAGTATTATAACCATGCAGCAGTGGAGTGAAGAAACTAACAATCCTATCACTAGTTATTTTACAACTGTAAGTGCAAATCGTTTTATTCAACATATACTAAATGGTCGTGTTAGTTGTTGGGCAATCTATTGCTGTGATGCTGGCATTGCTAAACTTGAAACGCTAAGTGAAGAACAAGTTACTATGATTATACCATGGATTGATCCTGAATTTTGGCAGCGTAAATTGTATGATTATCCTGCCGATGCAGAATTAACTAAACATATATTATCACAAGCAGGTTTTTAATGTCTCAGCGATTTATTTTAGGTCACAAAGCATCACTGCAAGATATCAGAACCATATCCAGTGATATCTATCCTATTGATTTGATTAAAAACAAAAGTATACTTGTAATAAGTGATGTTTCATGGTGGGTGAGTAATGCAAAAGATATTGAACAATGGTGTGACTTATGCTTAACAAAGTGGTCACAACATGGTATGCTAATAGGGTTCGTAAATGATGAGGAACGTAATTTATTCTTGATGCGATGGATGTAATTTTTTAAATAATTCGTAAATTCCACCATCAAATGAACAACTTTTATCTTGTTTTAAAATTTGTAAATATTCTGCTAAAATTTCATAATTAATATCAGGATTATTTTCAATACAATTATAATTCCAATATGTGCTTGTCATATGTTGTCTTTTATCTAATAACTGCAATCCATACCTTACATTATATTTGTTTGCAATTTCTTTATAGTTTAATAAATCAAGATAGTTTTCACGTTGTAATACAAATTGAAAATTTAATTGTAAATCTAATTCTTTTATAATTTCAATACCATCTATAACAATATCCCAATCTCCTCCACGAACTCGTTTATAAGTGTCATATGAACCAGCATCTAAACTTATAATTACATTGTATATGTTATGTTTTATAGATTCTAATTGTTTTCTGCGTTTTGATAGCAGATTTCCATTTGTTGTAATTACTAGTTTCCAACAAGGTGGTATTTCTGTGCCGTAAATAAACTTTTCCCAACTTTTACTTGTAAACAAATCACCACTACCATCACAAAAAATTTGCACCTCTTTATCAAAATTTCTATAGGATTGGCATAAACTTTGAAGTATTTTTTCTGTTGTTGGATTTTCCTTATTTTTAAATATCAATCCACTTCTACAACTTGCACATTTTAAATTACAATTATCATCTATACCAAGATGTATGGTAGTTGGCAATGAAAAATTTGTAAATTTTTTATATGTATCAATATTATCTGGAATATCTGATAAACTATCAAGCATACTGCAATGACCAACTTTACACCAAGCAAACTTTCCATGCAATACTGAATCACGTATTTTTTTTAAATTTTCACTAGTGTTATAAATTTCTTCTATAGGATTATCTAAAATATTTCCAAGACGAAGAGAAGTCCAATCTTGACAATAACAGCTATAAACACTGCCATCGTTATTAATGTTTATATTTTCCCAAGGTTGAAAACAAAATTTTCCAGTTAAGTTAGTTTTTTCATGATATATTTTTTGAAAACCTGGTATCATCATTGCAATTTATTTATTGTCTCTTATATTAAAACATGTTAGTATTTAAAAATGGATATTGACATAGATTTTGGAAACCGTGAGGATATCTTGAAACTTATCAAGCATATACCCGCATCTATACACCGTGATAATACTATTGTTAAACACAACACTGGAGTTTATATCAATCCTATTCCTGCTAATCCTATTACAGGACTAAGCAATATTGATTATAGCAAAGCCCAAGAACTTGGTTATATGAAATTAGACCTACTGAATGTTCATGTTTATAATTCAGTTCGCAGCAACGAGCATCTTGACGAACTCTGTAACCGTGAACCTAAGTGGGAACTGTTAAAAAAAAGAGATTTTGTTGCCAAACTTATTCATTTATCAAATCATTTTGATGTCGTGCAACAACATCTTCCTACTACATTGGATCAGTTGGCTATGGTATTGGCAATCATTCGTCCATCAAAACGGCATCTTATTGGAAAACGATGGCGAGAAATAGCTGATGAAATCTGGGTAAAATCTGATGAGGGTTATTATTTTAAACGTGCGCATGCTGTATCTTATGCACAGCTAGTAATGGTTCATATGAACTTATTATGCGAGTCGTTTAACTAATTGAACAACACGACGTTTTGTTCTGCGTTCTGCTAGTTTAGCAATTGAAACAACATGACCTTGTTGTGCTTGAATATCTTTACATATAAGTGTCACGGTACTATAACGAAAAGGAGTCCAAGTATCTTTTAAAAATATGTTAATTGGTATTAAACGATTGCTTTCATACCACCATATTTCTGCTGCTTCAAGAAAAGCAATTTTGTCTCTTTCAGTTTTCAATTTATTAAATGCATACATGCTAATTATGTCAGTATCAAAATTTTGTATTACACCTATGTAATCACTATGTGTGTATCGTATATAGCTAAGGAATGGATATTTTTCAAGCATTTGTTCAATTGTATTCATAATAAATATATTGCGGAGTCCATTGTTGTGCAACCAATTTCAGGTTATTTATATAAACAAGTTATAGTAGCAGTTAAGAACAGTGACTTTGAACCTCACAGGGAGAATCAGTTAGTGTATGCTCGTCCATTGCAGATTTATAAAGGTGTAGATAATAAATTTCAAATTCTTCTAAAAAATGCAGACCAAAAACCTGTGAGTTTATTAGATAGCACGGTTTTATTTAATCTTATTGATCCAACATCAAAAGAATTAATTTTTAGTAGAAATTTATCAATGGTTTATAATGACACAGGAACTGCAATTGCAATAATTGAACAACCTTTTCTTGATAATATTAGTGCAGGGTTATATAATTATAGCATTGTAGTAACAAATGGTGAAGGTGAGCAACAAATTGCTTATAGTGATGATAACTATAATGCCCAAGGTCAAGCACGTATAAATGAAAATGTATTTCCACAATTTACACCGTCTCTGCTGCCTACTATTTTACAATATAGCAATAATAGTGATACAAATTATCAAAATGTTGCATATACAAGCACCAGTATTATTTCAGATCGTGTAAAAAGCGTAGCAGTGCAACAAACTGTTCAATATAATGCAAATTCTTTTACTGGTAATATTGATTTACAAGCTACCCAAGAAATACCAACTGCACTTAATCCAAACTCTTATATTACAATAGATACTATTACACTTAACAATTTTAGTGGTAACGGTTATTTTAACTTTCAAGGCAAATTTAATGCCGTTCGATTTAAAGTTACACAAAACAGTGGTGCAGTTAATTATATAGCATATCGTCCTTGACTTTTGTTATAAATCTGTTATATTAAGTACATGGAAATAACTAACCAAATCATGCAGCATCTGCCATGGAAACGTAAATCCACACCTAGCGGTTGGATAAGTTTCAATGCTGTATGCTGTCATCATAATGGTCAAAGTGTAGATACTCGTGGTCGAGGTGGTGTTATACGTTCACCAGAAGGCGGTATCACTACTCACTGTTTTAATTGTCATTATACTGCCGCTTGGCAACCTGGCAATCGACTATCATATAAGATGCGTAGATGGATGAGTTGGCTTGGTATAGCTGATGAAATTATTAGCAAATGCAGTTTATTTGCACTTGCACAATCAACACCAGATGGGCCACGTGAAGAAATACATAAATTACCAAACTATGAACCACGTGATATTTGTCCTGGTCGTCCTATTACAAGTTGGTTAAATGATGGATATATTAATGAAAACGATTATAACAGTCTTAAAAGTGCTATCAATTATCTTGATAGCAGAGGTTTTAACGATAAGCTACATGAGTTTTATTGGACAGCAGATGCGTCATTGCGTAACCGTGTGTTAGTTCCATTTACTTGGAAAAACAGACCTATGGGTTACAGTGGCCGACTATTTGAAGATGGCAAAAAGAAAATCAAATACTTTTCAAACTATCCAAGCAATATGGTTTGGGGGTATGACCGTCAAAGTAAGGAAGCAAAGTTTTGCATCGTTGTAGAAGGATTGTTAGATGCAGTTGCAATAAATGCACTTGCAATTTGTAGTAATGAAGTTAATGATATTCAGGCAGAAATTATTGAGTCACTTGACCGTGATATCATTGTTGTGCCTGATCGTGATAAAGCTGGTATAGAAATGGTAAATGCTGCACTCAAATATGGATGGAGTGTAGCATTCCCTGATTGGGAAAGTGGTATTAAAGATACCGCAGATGCAGTTGCTAAGTATGGGCAGTTGTTTACGATGCGTAGTATCTTAGATAGTGTTCAAAGTAGCAAGTTGAAAATTCAATTGATGTCAAAGAAATGGTATTAAAAATAGCAGCATTTGGTTGTTCTGTTACGTTTGGTGATGAATTTATAGATTCATCACATAATGATATTATTGTTCCTAGTAATCATATTTGGGTAAACCATTTATTAAATGATGCTGAAATATTTAACTATGCTATATCTGGTGCAGGCTGTGATCAAATAATGAAAAGAATTTTAGCTGTAGATTTGACAGAAATTAATTTGGTTGTTGTTATGTGGACTTATATGGAAAGATTAACACTTTACAAAGATAATTTTCCTATAAATTTTTCGCCTAATCAATTTGTGTGTTACGATCAAGATATTAATATCAACAAACTTCTTTTAAACAAATTTAAAGATAAATCTAAATTAAAAAATTTACAAAATGTATATGAAACAATCTTTTGCGAACAAAAGATGCTGTATAATGATTATTTTAAAAATATATTATTGGCTCAACAATACCTTGAATTGCATAACAAAAAATTTTATTTTACTACAGTATTTAATTATTTTCATGAATATGAACTTATCAGGAAAAAAATTAATAGTATAAAAAATGATACAGATATTTTTTATTCTAACATTAACAGAAGTAAATTTTTTTTACCAGAAGATTTAGGATTTAAACAATGGACAAACAAGTATAATTATGATAAATTTGAACGAGGACATTATAAAGAACAAGCACACATAGAATTTTCATCCTTATTTAAAAGTTGGATTGATAATAATAATGACAATTAAATAAATTTAAGATATAATTACCCAATGGCAAAAACATACGATAGTTCAATACAAAAACTGTTTATAGAGATGATGTTGAGTGATCCTCAAAGTTATGTGCGTATACAAAATATTTTTAACCCGAATAATTTTGATCGCAGTTTGCAAAGTGCAGCCAAATTTATTAAAGAACACTGTGAAAACCACACAGTAATGCCTGTTGTTGAGCAGATTAATGCTGCTACTCACAATACATTTGATATTGTGCCTGGCATAACAGATGATCATACTGCTTGGTTTTTAGAAGAATTTGAAGGATTTACCAAACAAAAAGAACTTGAACGTGCTATTCTTAAAGCTGCAGATATGCTTGAAAGTGGTGATTTTGATCCTGTTGAAAAGATTATCAAAGATGCTGTTCAAATTAGTTTAACAAAAGATTTAGGAACAGATTATTTTGCTGATCCACGTGCTCGTTTGATGAAAATCAAAGATAATAATGGTCAGGTTTCTACAGGTTGGAGTGCGCTTGATCAAAAATTATTTGGTGGTTTTAATAAAGGTGAATTAAACATCTTTGCTGGCGGCAGTGGCAGTGGTAAATCACTGTTTATGCAAAACATTGCTGTTAATTGGATGCAGAGTGGATTAAATGGTGTATATATTACACTGGAGTTGAGTGAGGAACTTACCTCTATGCGTATAGATAGTATGATTACTAACATTGCTACCAGAGATATCTTTAAGGATATTGATACTGTAGATATGAAAGTTGTCATGGTAGGCAAAAAAAGTGGTAGATTACAAATAAAATATTTGCCAGCACAAAGCAATATTAATGATATTCGTGCATATGTCAAAGAGTTACAAATACGCAGTGGTCGCCGTGTTGACTTTATTATGATTGACTATCTTGACCTACTCATGCCTGTTAGTGCTAAGGTTAGTCCCAGTGATTTGTTTGTTAAAGACAAGTATGTTAGTGAAGAAATTCGTAACTTTGCAAAAGAAATGCAGTTGTTATTGGTAACAGCATCACAGTTAAACCGTGCAAGTGTTGAAGAGGTTGAGTTTGATCATAGTCATATCAGTGGCGGTATTTCCAAAATTAACACTGCAGATAATTTATTTGGTATTTTTACTTCTCGTAGCATGCGTGAACACGGCAAATATCAGTTACAAATTATGAAGACACGCAGCAGTAGTGGTGTAGGACAAAAGATTGAATTAGAGTTTGATATTGATAGTCTGCGTATTCGTGATTTGGCAGAAGACCCTGATTATCAACAGTTTAAGAAGCAGAGTAGCAGTATATTTGCTAGTATTAAAGGTGGTTCTAATGTTAAACCTGCAACAGATGCAGTTTCCGAAGATCAACCAGGCAAAATTGTAGCAGATGTCAACAGCAGTGCACTGCGTCAGATGCTAGCTAACTTGAAACAGAAGAGTTAAATTTTTCTAGCTTTAATGTCCGCACATTTTGGCATTCAATATACTGACTGCCATTGCTTGTTTTAACTTTGCCTACGCCACACACTACATCATAGTCATGATATGCTACTGGACCTTTTACCAGTAGGTCAATATATTTTCCGTTACCAACGCCAAGTGTAAGAAAAGTAATATACTTGTAGTTTCATTGATTGCCCTTTTTGCCTAATATGCCAATATAACAATATTTACACTGTTTTTTTACTAGATAAATATTTTTACATGATTTCCCTTCAAGATATAAGACATTTACATATGGAATTTAGTTCTCTGTGTAATGCCAGATGTCCTCTTTGTCCACGAAATTTATTTGGTTATCCATTTAATATGGGTTACGTAGAAACTAACTTAACTCTTGAACTGGTTAAGAAATCATTTTCACCAACATTTATTTCTCAACTTGAACGTGGTATATTAATTAATGGAAATTTTGGCGATTTTACATCTAATCTAGAATCATTAGAAATAATAAAATATTTTAAATCATGTTATCCTGATTTAACAATGCATATAAGCACTAACGGTAGTGCTAGAAATGTTGATTTTTGGCATGAATTGGGAAAATTTAATAACACAATTATTGATTTTTGTTTAGATGGTCTAGAAGATACACATCATTTATACAGACAGGATACAAATTTTAATAAAATATTACAAAATGCAAAAACGTATATTGATGCTGGCGGCGAGGCTGTTTGGAAAATGATAAAGTTTGACCATAATGCACACCAAATAGAAGAATGTCGTGAACTTTCTAAAAATTTAAGTTTTGCAGATTTTAAAATGGTTGATCATGGTAGAAACACAGGTCCAGTTTTTAACCGAGATGGCACCTTGTCTCATATAATGGGTGACTGGCAGGGTGATACTGTTATTGAAAATATTATTGTAGATAAAAATAACCAAAACAAAGAATTTTACATTAAACCTCATATTGTTGGTATGACACACTCATGTGTTACTAAAAATCAAAAATCAATTTATATATCAGCAGAAGGAAAAGTATATCCATGTTGTTTCTTTGGATTTAGTCCAGAGACATATGACAAAGGATGGAATGGTAAAATGAATCGCCAAATTAAACCACTGTTGGAAAAGAATAGTTTACATGAATATGATTTAGAAACATGTATTCGTTGGTTTGGCAAAGTTGAAAGTGCATGGACAAAAGATAGTTATGAAACAGGTGCAATTATGACTTGTGATATAATGTGTGGAAAAGTTCCACAAACATGATTTCCAATAAATAAATGCAAGGAGTAACTGTCTTGCGCAAACAAACACGTAGCATATTAGATGAATTAAGTTCGTTACCTGTTGGACAGAATGCTGCATTGGTTCTAGAAAGTCGTGCTAATCATATTATTAACAGTGCAGTAAATTTAATTAATCAAATACGTGAAAATTATGATGCTCCACAAGCAGATGAATTAGAACGCAGACTTATAAATTCTATACGTGGACAAGATCCACAAAAATTTGTGCGTGGTCTAAGGAAGATTAATGAGAGCCGCTGAAATTATTGTAGAGGTTAGTCCTCCTAATGTTATTCCACCAAGTAATAGCACAGAATTTATTAACAGCAATAATTTTATGCTTAATTTAATGAAAGCAGTTCCTCCTATACCTGGCGATGTAGATGCTTATACCAGTGCACTTATTTCAGCAGTTATCAAACGTAGTAGTGATAATTTGAACAATGAAGATTTAGATAAAATAATTAATCAAATTAAAACTTCTGAACCTGATTTTTTAAATCCAGATAAAGATCCAACACAATTACAAAATGATTTAATAAAATTATCACCAAAAATTACACAAGCATGGTATCAAGGCCGTAAAGATGCAGTTTTTGGCAAATTAACCACAGATTCAACAGATGTCGTAGACACTAATTTAGAAAAATTGATTGGTATTCATCCTAGACGTGGACGAGAATTTTTTGTTCAACTTCGAAAAATAATTAATGACCCTACACGCTTTGATAAATTTAAAAAAGACATCAATACTTTACTCACAACTTAGTATGTATATTGATTGAAAAATATAAATCAATCATAAATAATTACAGCGTTGTAATGACGCAAATTTTGGAGAATTAAAATGGCAGATTTTTATCGTATAAGTGGTAGTGCTGGTGTAGTTGGTGATGGTAAGGGTTTTATCTCAACAGCAATCGGCGCTAGCTTCATCGGAAAGTTCCCTGTAGCACTAGCAGGTTATATCGCAGCAAGTGGTGGTTCAGCACAAGACATTCGTAGTGAAAGTGGTGTAAACAACGCAATTCCTGCAATCCTAAGCGCAATCGCAAGCAACGTAACTGTTCTTGCGTATCAGGTTGAAGCAGGTAGTGGTGGCAACATCAGTCTACTTCTTGAAGGTGCACAAGGTCTTGCATCAACTGATGCTGGTATCGCAACAGTTGTTCAAAGCACTGTTCGTAGTTTAACTGCTGCTGGCAACAACGCAGTTGATTGCAGCGGTTCAGTGTTCGCAAACCGTGGCTTCAAGCTAAGCTACGTATAATATATTCAAGATATATTACAAAGTTCAAGGGCGAGCAATCGCCCTTTTTCTTTGCCTAAATTGCATTATTATAAGTAAAAACATGATTAGATGTATAACACTATTTGATATTACCAGAAATGGTGATTATCATGCAGCCGATCAATTAAAAAATTGGCACACACTGTTACAAGCCATCAATTTACAATCTATACCAACAATTCAATCATATCCTAAAC